AAGCAACAAGATAATAATAACGAAACTGAAGGACATGGCATTTAAAGGAGGAGACGAAAACATTAACAGAGCAGGTAGAAAGAAAGGTTCAAAGAACAAGGCTACTAAAGAAATAAGAGAAGCCTATCAAAAACTAACAGAAGATAACTTAGAGAACATGTCTATTTGGTTAAGTCAGATAGCAGGAGAAGATCCAGCTAAGGCAATGGACCTAATGTTAAGACTATCAGAATATATTATACCTAAACTTGCAAGACAAGAAATGGTAGGTAATGATGGTGAAGACCTATTTAAAAATGTAAAGTTCCAGTTCGGACCAGATATTAATAACGACGAAGATAGAATAGAAGAATAATGGTATATGAAGGCTTTACACCTCATCCTAAACAAAGAGAACTTATAGAAGGTATATTAACCTCTAAGTCTAAGTATCATGTAGCAAGCATAGGTAGACAGTTTGGTAAATCCCTAATGGGTATTAACTTAGCCCTATATTGGATGATTAACAAAGGCCCATGTAAAATACTTTGGATATCGCCGACCTATTCGCAAACAAGCAAGGTTCACAAAGAACTATATTCAGCCATAGCAGAAAGCGGCCTAGTAAAGAATAACAACTTCTCAGCAAACGAATTAGAATTAAGAACAGGTTCTACAATAATCTTTAGATCAGCCGAAAGGTATGATAATATCAGGGGTTTAACATGTGACTATGGTATCTTAGATGAAGCAGCATTCATGAAAGAAGATGCATGGCAAGAAGCAATCAGACCAGTATTCTCAGTTCGCGGCAAAAAGATCCTATTCTGTAGTACGCCAAAAGGAAAGAACTGGTTCTATAACTTATATCAACTAGGCATAAGTCCAGACCATACAAACTATGTAAGCTACGCAGGCTCCTCATATGATACACCTTATATAGAAAGAGAAGAGATAGAAGATGCAAAGAGAACCATACCACCAAATGTATTTAGACAAGAATACTTAGCAAAGTTCATAGACTCAGGTGGAGAAGTATTTACAGATATAGATAAGAACACATTCCAACAATACCCAAGACCACAAGGTAAGATCTATTGTGGAGTCGACCTAGGTAAACAAGAAGATTTTACAGTAGCAACATTCATGAATCAAGAAGGCGAAGTAATCGATATCTATAGAGACAATAAGAAAGAATGGTCAACCATGACAGCCAACATCCTAAAGTTAGTAAAGAAATACAGAGCAACCGTAATGGTAGAAGTAAACTCTATAGGTGATGTAATCTTCGAACAAATCAAAAAATCTTGGTCAGACACCCATCCATTCATTACAAGCTCTAAGTCTAAGAATGAAATCATTGAAGGCCTAATCCTAGACATGAATGAAGTCACGGTAAAGATACCATCTAAGGAGCTCTTTCCTCCTCTGTATAGTGAACTATCAGTGTTTACCTATGAGTACAATCCAAAGACTCGAAACATCCGATACGGCCACCCTAGTGGTTTAAATGACGATACAGTAATCTCTCTGGCAATTGCAAACTATAATCGTAAGCAAAACAAGACCTATGGCCAGTATACCGTAATGGGTCGCAGGTAGTCATAGTATTTCTAATGGGCTGAAAAATATATTTAATAGTATATGATTAAAATCACAATAGACAATAAGGATTACAAGATCCCTAAGAGGTTAACAGTCAAGCAGTGGATGGCGGCAACACGCTATGATATCACACCCTCTAATTATTCAAAGATAATTGGTTCGGTATTTGGTTTAGATTGGAGAGACCTTAGAGGACAGGATGATGAGATGTTACAATTAATGATGGGTCTAATACATCCTCTGTTAGTAGAGTCTAAGGAGTGTAAGGTGTTTGATTACAACCAACTAACCTTTGGACAGTGGGTAGACTTAGATATTTGGATTAGTCAAGGAGCAACACTACACTTAGACAAGATGTTAAACATATTAGGCCCCACCGATCGTGTAGATGAAGGCCTATATAGATTAGAGTCTTTTAATAATTACAGAACATGGATCTATAGACAGTATGCCGAACTATTTGGCCTAAACATAGAAGATGACGAGATAGTCCAAGATGAAGAGGACTTAGTCCAACCTAAGGATATAGTTAGCGGATGGTATCAGATCATCTGTGGTCTAGCGAGTGATAACCTATTGTGGATAGATAGAGTAACAGAACAACCTCTCCTGTCGACTCTTAATTTCATGGCATACCAAAAGCAAAAACAGATTAGTGAGAACTTTGAAAAATTAAAGAAAAAGCGAGAATATGAATTACAAAGAAATCGTAGATAGAATCAGACAAGTAGTCTTCGACCACAAGATGTTGGTAGACTTCGGTTATGGTCAAATATCAGATATTAAAACCAGGTCAGAAGGCGAAGGTGTAGGAGAAGCCCAAGGTGCAGACTACCCTTATTGTTTCTTAAACCCACAAGCACACCAAAGAACAGAGACTCAAATAACCTATAACTTTAACATGATCCTAATGGACATGGCAAGAGAAGAAGAAGGTGATGACTATCAAAACTTCTTAGCAATCCAATCAGACTGTATACAATATATTGATGATATAGTTGCAAGGTTATATTACTACTATAAGGACCAACCAGAAATTCAATTCAATTATAGTTACACACCATTCTATGAGAGGTTTCAAGACGACCTAGCAGGTGCAACGGCTAATATACAGATAGTAGTGCCAACCAATATTAATGAGTGTATCGCACCTTTCGAACCAGCGTGTTTAGCGACACTACCCGTATTTGCAGAGTCTCAAAATAACTTTGAGTATACATTAGATCCTGAAGGCAGTGTCTTTTGGAGATGGGAAAACGAGATCTTCGAAGATAGACTAATAGGAAGATGGTCAGATCAATTCTTTCAAAATGTAGATAGAGGAAACTTTCAATTTACAATTACACAGCAACTCGTATTCACAGAACCTGCAGCAGGTGAACAACTACCACCGCCACCAGTATTCCAAGGTGCGGGTGGAATAGGTTCAATACAACCTACATGTACTTCGGGTAATTGGCCAACCAGTTGGATGGGTTCAGAGCCTATAACATGGATAGGACAATACGATGTTCCATTCCCTGCGGATAATATTCTTTTTAGTTTAATACAATTTCAGGATGCTGCACCACCAGAAAGTGCTGTAACACAACTAGTAGGTGGTAAAATAGAAATAGGTTACAAACCCTTTTAATTATGGCATTTAACCTAGAAAACTTTAATCAATTCCAAGACTCTGTAGATCAGATACAAAGTAACTTAGATCAAGACCTAAGTAGACTTGCTACAAGGATCGTAGACCAAATGAGAAGAGATGCTCCAGTAGCACAGATGGATGGTGGTAGTCTTAGAGATTCTATTAAGGTAAACATAGACCGCTTTAAATTCATAATAGAAATGTTAAAGTATGGTCCTTATCAAAACTACGGTGTAGAAGGAACAGAGAATAGAGCAATAGTAACAGAAGATGAGATAACTGGTCAGACACACAAGTTTGGTACACGATTCTCAATGACAGGTGGTCAACTACCTTTCGGTGCTAGAGTAAACATACACAGATATGGAATTAGCAGACAACCATTCTATGATATAGAAGATATCGTAGGGCAAATGGAAACAATCATAGAAGAATCAATAATAGAGACAATTTAATTATGGCAATACAACCAACTCAAACTCCGTCAATAACATTTGATATGGCATACGGTGCTAACCCAATTACCTTAGAAGGTATCACAGTAACAGGAGACAAGTATGCATTACGTATCTATATAGTAGGTCAATCAGATCCTATAGCAGATATTAGACAAACACCTAACAAAGTAGGTAAAGCAATCTTTGATATTCAAAATATCTTACAATCCTATATAGCACCTAGCGCTAACGATATTGATGGCTTACACTACTCTGCCTCTGGCTTTGCGCAACAGAACACTCGTATGAGACTTAGTGGTCCTACCTTATTACAATATCAATTCGCCTATGCAGAAGAATCTAATGGTGTGGTAGGTAGCTTCACGACAGACCCACGAATATTCACAGCAATCAATGGTTCTAAACAATACTTTCAAGTTCCATTTAACACAGACAATTACATTGCTAAGATGAGTGGTGTAGCACCTGCTGATTGTACATTTGCTACAAGACCTGCAGGACCTCTATCAGATAATCAATGGACTATAGCAGACACAGAAACAGGAGATGACTTCTTAACCGCCAATGGTGGTTATTCAAGTCCTGGTGGAATAGATGTACATAACGTATACCCTAACGATCAGTGTACTAAAACATTCTATCAGAAAGTAGAAAGAAATGCAACTAACCTTCCAGTAGCACAGGTGCAAGGTATAGAAGCCTTCCATGTATTACAATTTAATGCAGCAGGTAATATCATTGATACAGCTTTCTTAGCCAATACACAATCAAGTGGAGGTGGTCCTAACCTAGCAATAGGTCAAGGAACTCAGATCGCTGGTCAATCACAAATTATTACAGTTGCTTCAGGACCTGCTAACTTTCCAATAGGTGTGCTATTGCCACTATGTACACACTACTATATAGTTCCAGTTTGTTATACGCCACCGGTATGTATTACAGATGAACAGTCTCAAACACCTATCAGTAGTCAAGCAGCATACAAAGCACAAAGGTATAATGTCTTAACTGAACCATGTAATGACTATCCACATATACAATTTGCTTGGCAAAACTCTCTAGGTTATAGAGATCAATTTACTTTTACTAAGAGAGTAGAACACAAGACAAGAACTAAGAATAATAACTTCTTAAAAGGTGCCGCAGACTATAACTCTTCTGAGTACTCTGTAGACATACAAGATAGAGGTTATACAACATACAGCCAAAAGATAGATAATGACTTCATGGTGATGTCAGGCTACATGAACGATGCAGAAGCAGAGCTACTTAAATACTTACATCAAAGTGCAGAAGTAAAGGTAAGATTCTCAGATGGAGAATATGCAAACCAATGGGTTCCTGTAACTATCTTAAAAACGGCCTATACAGAAAAGACAATTAGAAAGGACAAACTATTTCAATACAGTGTTAGTTTCAGACTAGCATCAAACATTAAAGCAATGAGAGGATAATATGATTCAACTAAAAGTATACCCAAACGCAGGAGCTCCACAAGAAGACGCTATCTTCTTAGACTTGTATGAAACACAACCTATTAAGTTAACACTTAGTATAGAAGATATTACAAGTGCAGATGCTACCTCAGTATTCAGTAGAACCTTTAAGGTTCCTGGAACAAGAGAGAATAATTTCTTCTTCGATAATGCCTTTGAAATAGACGGTGTAGATTTTGATATTACTATTAAGAAACCTGCAGAGATCTTAGTAGATGGTGCTGAATTTAAGACAGGCCATGTAAGGTTACAGAAGATATTTGTTAATCAAGATTTAGACAAAGTAGACTATGAACTCCTGTTCTTAGGAGAGACGAGAGACTTTTCGAGTGCCATTGGCGAATTAACTATGTGTCAATTAACTCTTACAGCATTTGAATGGCTTAGACCTGATGGTAGTACTTATTTAGAATATGATCAAAACAATGTAGATGAATTTAGCGGTGATGCAGATTATGTTAAAGTAACTAATAGTTGGAATGCTTTTCCAGAAGGAGCCTTAACAGCTGGAGTTGCAGGAGGTGACCTCTTATTTCCACTAATAGATCATGGTAATGACTATGATTCTAATGGTGTATTGGTCTCAAATCAAATTGCACTAGGTAGTAATGCAACCGCAGGAGATACAAGAGCATTTAACCACTTAGCATATCCTATCGATCCAGGTCGTCTTAAACCTATGATTAGAGCTAAGAGACTATGGGATCAAATCTTTGAGAATGCAGGTTATACATACGAATCTGATTTCTTATTCAGTGATCAGTTTAGACACATGTACTTAAGTGCATTTGGTAATCAAGCTACCACAGCTATTTCAGTTGAGCAAGCAGTTGGTCAGTTATTTGAAGTATTCGAACAGGGTAACAATGGTAACAACGATGTAGACTCTTTCTTATATATGAGTAATATAGTTTTCGGAGACCCTTCATATAATATTAATATTCCAGACACCGGTTCACAAACTGGTGGTTCGTTCTTTGAAGCAACGGCAACTGCAACCAATAGTGCATACTATGTCTTTGAATATGGAGCACAAGTAGATGCAGCAATAGAGAATTCAGATTATGGATATACTAATGTAGATTGTGCAGTGCAACTACAAGCAATCGAACCTAATGGAACTGTACATATCTTAGACACTGGTAACTGGACATCAGGTGGTAACTGGTCCTTTTCTTCTTATGATAGTAGAAATACACCAAGTGGTGGTTATCTACCAAATGCTGTTGATATATTTAAAATAGAAGTTGTTTCTAATTACTCATACGATATTAGTTCAGTAGCACAATGTTACTGGCATTGTAGC